CGAAGCTTACAACGACCTGTTAAATAACGTAGATTTAGAATGTGATAGTTGGCACTGGTACGACAAACAATTATTTGAGTTATACAAAAACACGAATAAAAGTTTAAGACAAATAAGTGCAGAAACAAACATAAGCGTAACAAGTATATTTAACACGGTTAAGACTTGTAAAAAACGAATTAAAAATAACGTAGGTGAAGACTACCAAGATTTTATAAACCAAGATTACGAACTAATAAAAAAGAAAAAATGAAAAGTAAAGGATTAGGCGATACAATCGCAAAGATTACAGAAGCAACAGGAATTGATAAACTTGTTAAATTTATTGCAGGTGAAGACTGCGGATGTGACGAACGTAAAGAAAAGTTAAACAAACTATTTCCATATGCAAAACCGTTGTGTTTAACCGAAGACGAATTTAACACGTTAGACGCTTATTTTAAGCAAAACACGAACACCTTAACAAGCGATGAACAAACAAGTCTAATAGCAATAAACAACAGAGTATTAAACCAAAAATTAACCTTCAGCACCTGTTCAAGTTGTTTAAGAGATTTAGTAAGTAAGCTGCGAGTAATTTATAACGAGTACAGTCCAGAACAAACAGAAGAAAATGCCGATACCGAAACCAAGTAAAGACGAAACAAAAAGCGACTTTGTTAAACGATGTATGTTAGACCACGTTATGATAAACGAATACGATATTAATCAACGTTCTGCAATTTGTCAAGATGCTTATAATACAAAATTAGCAAAGGAGAAAATAAGTTTTGACTATGACGGAACACTATCAACAAAAAAGGGTTTTGATTTAGCAAAGAAGTTAAGCGAAGAAAACACGATTTATATTATTTCAGCAAGAGATAACAAAGATGAAATGTTACCAAGAGCAAACGAGTTAAATATTCCTTCAAATAGAGTTTACGCAACAGGAAGCAACAAAGCAAAAATAGAAAAGATTAAAGAACTTGGAATATCAAAACACTACGACAATAACAAAGACGTAGTAAACGAACTAGGCATAGTAGGAGCATTAATATAAATAATGAAACAATAGTGAAAAAATGGCTAACGAAGAAAATTTAAAACCGTTTAAAAAAGGTGTAGTAACCAATCCAAACGGACGACCGAAAGGAAGCAGAAACCGCAGCACAATAGTTAAAGAATTATTTGAACTTGTAACAAAGCAAAAGAACGCTATAACAGGCGCTGAAGAAAGTTTAACACAAGAACAAGCAATTACTTTAGCTATGTTATTAAAGGCAAATAAAGGAGACGTAAACGCATACAAAGCACTTATGGATAGTTGTTATGGAGCGCCTAAACAAACTACAGATACTAATTTAAGTGTTTCAGACTTTGATGTAAAAGACCTATTCCGAATTGATAGTTATAAACCCGAAGTTTAATTATTTAGGTAGTCCTTCACGTTACTTTATTGTAACAGGTGGTCGTGGTTCGTCCAAGTCTTACAGCGTTACAACGTTCTTACTTTTACTTACAAAGGAAAGCGGACACGTTGTTTTGTTTACACGTTACACTTTAGTTTCGGCATCCATTTCAATAATACCGGAATTTATAGAAAAGATTGAGTTGATGCAAATGGAACAAGATTTTGTCGTAACAAAAGACGAAATAATAAATTTACAAACAGGAAGCAAAATAATATTCAAAGGAATAAAGACAAGTTCTGGAACACAAACGGCAAATTTAAAATCTTTACAAGGTGTTACAACTTGGGTATTGGACGAAGCCGAAGAACTTACAGACGAAGACACTTTTGATAAAATAGATTTATCCATAAGGCACAAGACAAAACAAAACCGAGTTATTCTTATTCTAAACCCAACAACAAAAGAACATTTTATATACGATAAGTTCTTTGAAAGTAAGGGAATAGAACAAGGCACAACACTAATAAAAAACGATACCACTTACATACATACAACGTACTTGGATAACATCGAAAACCTATCAGAGTCTTTTTTAAAACAGGTTGAATACATAAAAGAACGAAGACCTGAAAAATACAAACACACAATACTTGGCGGTTGGTTAGATAAAGCTGAAGGAGTTATATTTACCAATTGGAAGATAGGAGACTTTAAAGAAGTTGGTGTAAGTGTGTATGGTCAAGACTACGGATTTAGTGCAGACCCTACAACGTTAGTCAAGACAAACATAGACAAAGCAAACAAAATAATTTACGTTAAACTACTGTACTATAAACAGGCGCTAACCACAAGCCAAATAGCAAGGTTAAATTCAGACTTTGCAAGTAAAGATTTAATAGTAGGTGACAATTCAGAACCACGATTAATAAGCGAACTAAACGCACTTGGAAATAACGTTGTACCGACAATTAAAGGAGCAGACTCTGTAATTTACGGAATAAGTTTACTACAGGATTACGACCTTGTAATTACAGAAGATAGCATAGATTTAATAAAAGAACTAAACAACTATTCTTGGCTTGAGAAGAAGTCAAAAACACCAATTGATAAACACAACCACGCAATAGATGCTTTAAGGTATGCAGTAGCATATCAATTAGACAACCCAACAAAAGGTTTATATTTTATAAGATGAACGATTTAGAAGTAATGATGCAAGCGGTACAGATTTACATCTACCAAAAAAAAGGTGTAAAGGTTCGTATTTATTTACGTGACATCCGAGATATTAACTTACTGAAACAAGCATACGATTACATACAAAAAAACGAACACAACAAAAACACGAATAATTAATTATTAAGATATGAAGTTAGAAATAAACGTGCCAACTACTTTAAGTGAAATACCATTAAAAAGCTACCAAGAATTTTTAAAGGTTCAACAGGGAAGTAATGACGAAGAATTTATAGCACAAAAAATGGTTCAAATATTCTGTGGAATAGAACTAAAGGATATTGTAAAAATGAAGTTAACAAGTTTAAACGAATTAATAACACACTTTACAAAGTTGTTTAGCGAAAAACCAAAGTTTCAACCAACGTTTAAAATTGGCACACAAGAATTTGGATTTATAACTAATTTAGAAGAAATAAGTTTTGGCGAATATGTAGACCTTGAAAACAATTTACTTAAGTGGGAAGACTACCATAAAGCAATGGCTGTAATGTACCGACCTATCAAAATGAAGTTCAAAGATAAATATGAGATAGTTGATTATACGCCAATGGACGAAATGCACGAGTTAATGAAGTTCACGCCAGTTGACATAGCGATTAGTTCAAGTGTTTTTTTTTGGAATTTAGGAAGCGAATTATTGACAGCTACTCTCACTTATTTGGAACGTCAGATAAAGACGAACAAGAAGACGGAAACGAGTTTAGTGAACAAGCTCAATTTGGAAAACAATGGGGTTGGTATCAATCAATTTATGCACTCGCTCAGGGAGACATTACAAGATTTGACACAGTCACCAGCTATCGACTTACTCAATGTCTCACCTATCTTACCTTTGAAAAGCAAAAGCAAGAAATTGAACAAAGACAATTAAATAAATTAAGAAAATGACAGGTTATTACAACTTATTAGACAAACTTAAAACACACTTTGACGCAGACGTTATTGTAAACACGGTAACACAAGGCGACATATTTAAAGTTGATTTAAGCAAACAGACGATATTTCCTTTATTGCATATAATGGTAAATAACTGCACGTTAGACGAACGCACAACAACTTGGAATATTAGTTTAATAGCAATGGATGTTGTAGACTTGTCAAAGAGCGCAACAACAAATATTTTTTTAGGCAACGACAACGAAATTGACGTTTTGAATACACAACACGCAGTATTAAACAGGGCGTACGAAATAATAAAACACGGAAGTTTAGCATACGATTTATTTCAAGTAGAAGGAACTGCAAATTTAGAACCATTTACTGAAAGGTTCGAGAATTATATGGCAGGTTGGACTATGACTTTTGACATAGTAACACCAAACGAAATGACAATTTGTTAAGATGAAACAATCAGAAGTACAAAAAGAACTTGAAAGGTTTCGTAATTACGTTATTGCAGAAGCACGAAAGAATTTAACACGAAGTCAAAAAAACGTTTCTAAAGGACTTTACGAAAGTTTAAAAGGAAATGTAAAGGCAATGTCTAATTCGTTCAGTATGGAGTTTGAAATGAATCAATACGGGCAATTCCAAGACAAAGGAGTTAAGGGCGCAAACCCAAGTTTAGTAAAAAACGGAAAACAAAAAGCGCCAAATAGTCCGTTTAGTTTTAAAAGTAAAATGCCACCTGTTGAACCTTTGAGTAAATGGGCGCAAAAAAAGAATATAAGATTTAGAAATGCAGACGGAACATTTGCAAAAGGCGGTTATAAGACTTTGGGTTTTTGGTTGCAGAAAAGAATATTTGCACAAGGAATAAAACCGAGTTTATTTTTTACTAAACCATTTGAAGCTGCATTTAAAAGATTGCCTGATGAACTTGTAGAAAAGTTTGGTTTAGACGCAATGAATTTATTTAAAGAAACACAATTTAAAAACGAAAAGAAATAATGGCTAATATATTTACACGGTCTCCGTATATAATTAGGATTGCAGAAAATGGACAAAATGGTTCAAAGGTAGAATTGTTTATAAGCAACACAACAAGTTTTTCACCAACACCACAATACACGTTAAGTAAATTAATACCGGCTTCAAACAACATAGAAACACTTTACGACATAAGTTCTTACATACAAGAAGTTATAAGTCACGATGCTTGTTCAACAAGTGGAGATGCACAAGTAGTTACACCAACAAACCAATATGCAAACGTTAAAGTTATACGATATAAATTAGTCGGTTCAACTTACACGCCATTAGACACAATTACATATAAAGCATTTAATGGTTACGGATATTACGAAGACAATGTTAACGTAGAATTAGGAAATTACGGATTAAATCAAACTATTAACCATTATTATTTACCTACAGCATACGCTGGAAAAATACGAATAAATGTTGGAGCGAATTTTACGGTTCGTTACACAAATTTAGTAACAAACGCACCAACAACGTTAGTACTTGGAGCAACACCAAACGTTTTTGACATCCCACGAGTACGAACGGCAAACGTAAACGAAGGAAATATTGTTACAATATACAACGCATCTTCAGTTTCACAAGCATCTTATGTTTTTTTTCCTTTAGAAGAATGTAAATATACACCAGTTATAATAGATTTTGTAAATAGATATGGAGCTTGGCAAAGAGAATTCTTTTTTAAGGCAAGTAACGACAATTTTAGCGTTGAAAACACGGAATACAATTTAATGCAAACATTTACTACAGTTTCAAATGTAACTACTTACAACACTTTAGAAGGACAAAGAGAAACATTTAACACTAACGGCAAAAAAAGTATTAAAGTAAACACA